TACCACCATCAAATCTAGAACTAATAACTTTACGAATAGGAAATGTCTTTCCTCTAGGTTGGTTTTGAAAGTTAGGGTCTCTACTGGATAGTCTACCTGTTGCTGTTACACACTGCATAAATTTAGGATGTAGTTTACCATTACTACTACAATGATTTTTTATACCATCAACAAAAGTATGAAGGTATGTTTCTAATGCATTGTATCTAGTGATAGCTTGTACAAATGCATTTAACTCTTCATTTTCTGTTGAATTAAGCTTTTGTAAAGTTATTCTATCTGTTTTGAATCCACCTTCAGAAACATCAGAGGCAAAGGAAGGTCTGACTCTAAATCCTGCCTCTGCTTTTGTCTCTTCATATATTATACCTGTACCCCCACACGAACCACAAGGACTTAGATTTTTGTAAGGTTCCCCATTTACTTTTATCTTTTGTATTTTACCTACTCCACTACAAGTAACACATTGATGAGACCTTGTTTTGTATAGTGGTTCAGTCATTTGGGATACCATCTTAGCAAATTGAGACCTACTTAAATTTGGTTTTCTTTTTTGTCTTCTAGTTAATGGGTCAATTCCTATATTAAAAGCATCTGCCCACTTCCTTTTGTCTACCACACGAAGACCATATATCAGCCATGATAATTGTTCTGGACTGGATGGATTGATTCTTGTATCACCCATTCTTTCCCATATCATTGTGTCAATTTGTTCTCTTAGCTCATCATACTCCTGTTTAAATTGCATTTCAACTTGATGTAAATCATTTAGATTTATTTCTATACCATTCATTTCCATTTTAGTTAAAACCATTAAAAACTCATTCATCATTTTAACTGTTGATATAAGATTCATGCCAGTTGATTTTTTAAAATCATCTACCTGTGAATAATAAAGTTCTCTGGTGACAGTAATATCTTGCCTACCATACTCCTCTACAGTCTTAACAGGAATCATTTCAAATGAAATTCCCTGTTTCATGTAGTCTTCTGTTGCATCTGATTTTCTACTTAGGTTTCTTCTAACACAACATTCTTTTAATGATAATGCTTTTCTTACACCTCTTTGCAAAACATATTCTGCAATCATAGTGTCATATACCTTTCCTGTATATGTAAATCCTACTTCATATAACCATGCCAAATCAAATTTTAAATTGTGACCAATTAACAATGTGGTCTTATCTAAAATGTCTTGTACTTTTCTATAAGCACCTGTATCACTTCTATCATTGTGATGAAAAAATAAATACTCATCATTGATACCTACACTTACTAATTTGTTTCTAGAATCAAATGGAGAAGGGTCTGACTTACCATTTGCTCCAGTTACAAAACTAGTTTCTACATCTACTACTGTTATCATCCTACATACCTCGATAAAAGTGGGTTAATTTCACAATCTATTCTTCCATGCCATCCTGTTATCTTATTCTTAGACACGCATAGAGTTCTTAAAACTGCCTCGGAATCCACTACATTTTGTTGGCCTATACCAATTATCAAATCAGCCTCTGCCGCCTTTCCTGTTCTGGAGTTTTCCATCATATCAAATGTTAATTCAGCTCTACCCTGTGCCTCTGCCGAAGCTTGGGATATTGCTATAATACAGCAGTCATGCCTCTTTGCTACTTCTCTTGCACCTGTATATATTGCACGAAGTTTTTCATCTGTCCTTGCAAAGTTACCACGAACACCAATCTTATCTAACTGGTCTACAACAACAATGTCTGGCTTATGAACATCACAATAGGCATCAATTTGGTCTAAATCCCAATTTACTGTATCAATTATTTTTACATTTGATTTTATTTCTTTCCACCTTTCTGTTGCTAAAGAAACATCTTTTGATATTTCTTCTTTAGTCATCCCTGTCCAACAACTGATTAGTCTCATTTGAGTCCTAATTGCAGGTTCTTCATTGACTAGGGCATGAACCTTTGCTCCTTGAGAGGCAAATCCATTCCGATTTGCGACTAAACTAACCCAAAAGGCAGTCTTTCCTGTCTCTGGTCTAGCAAAAACAATCACAAGATTACCCTTACCAACACCTTTAACTAATCTTCTCAAGTCTGGTATGTCTCCAAATGTATATTGAGTATCCTCATCAAGTTCTTTAATAAGTTCTGCAATATCATCTGTAACACTTCCTTCTATATCCTCCACTTCATTTTCAATTTCATCAACATAATTTTTTATAGTGAGGAAACTTGCATCTCCACCATTATAAATATTAGTCGCCTCAAGTGCAATCCTATGTGCAACACTTTTTTTGTACATAGAATCTAGAATATCATTTGCCACATCTTTATTGGGCAACTTTTCATTCTTTATATCATCAATTAAATTGACAAAGTTTATTTTAGATGCTCTAGTTAATGCAGGGTTATACACCTCTGTATGTAATGCAGAAACTTCATCTATCTCCAAATCATTATCTGGATATTTATCATGGGCTTTTTTTATCGTATCATAAAAACTACCCACTCCATTAGTAAAAACTGTTTTGCCAATTTTAGACTTGTTCTTACTATAAAAGTCTTTCTTCAAGAGAAGATTTATTAGTTGTTTTTCCATATTTGTCCTTTAAAAAGTTCATTTCATTTTGTAGTCAAGTTATTCTATGCCAATAGCCTCCTTTTCAAATAATTTTTTAATAGGTAGAATAACACATTTAGATGCGTTTCTATCTCCTACCATCCTTGTATATTTTTCTTTGTGTTTCTCAACTATTTCTTTTAGTTTGCTAACTTCAAATACTAGCATACAATGGTTCTCATCTCCTTTTGCTAATATTTGAATCCAGTAGTCTGATTGGGTAGCATTAATACCACTAGGCTTATTATTACATTCATACTCTAATGCTATGTTACCTGTCTTATACCACCAATCCCTTTCGGTCTTTACTTCTATCTTCTTATCTTTGAACATGGCTGAAATATGGTCTTCTCTTATTTGACCATACTTTAAATCAATATCAAACTTTTTATTTGCTTTTGTTTTTATCATCAGTATCCTTGTGTCCATACCATTCTACATTATTTATTCCTTGTTGCACTATGCAACCAAGAATAGCCTCCTCACAATTAGGGTAAGAAGGACAGCATATGTGTTCATCTTCCATGTTATATTTCATCTCCATATCTCTTTATTAAAATAAATCGAACTCTTTCCCATTTATTACGCAATGCATAATCTCTTACTGTACGAGGGTCTCGCAATGCCTTTCTATCAAGACGTTTCTTCAAGTGTCTTAATCTTGTCTTTAATTTCTTAAAACCACTTAGGCTCATTCCTACCTCTCTCCCATTTAGCAAAATATCTTTTTGCCCCTCTGTAGTATTTACGATAAGCGGTCACATAGTTTTTATGTTTGTATTCATCTGGCATACATTGAGGTGGAGATATAAATTTATCTCCCTTTGGTATATCATAAAAGTAAAAGTTTTCAAGTATTTCAGTTAGTATTCTTCCAGACTTGTGTGTTTTCTCAAATCTTATTTTATATTCTTTTTCTATTTCCATAGCGTGTTTCATTGCCCATTCAAAGTTAGCATGGGTATCTCCTACCCATTTTGTCATAGGATGGTTAGAGTAGGCAGGTTTGTATAACCCTTTGATTAAACCCCTATGTCTTTGAACAGCAGTAGATAACATTTGACAAGTTTCTAATAACATTTTTGGTATATGCTTATCACATAGGTACTGTGCCGATTCATTTGGGTATTTAGATAGAAAAAATATATTCATTGTAGTATCTCCCTAATTTTCTCTTCATTATAATATTTTAAGTCATCATCTAACATAACAACTTTACTAGGTATAGTATAGCACAACTTACTAGCTATGTCAAATGACTTGGCTGTTGCATCTCTATCAAGAGCAACTAACACTTCATTATATTTTTTAAGATGGGGGATGTATTGTTCAGATAAGGATGTACCTAATAATGCTACTCCAGTTACAACACTAGAGACAGCACAGGCACTGGCACAATCTTCTACAAGAACTGCAGTCTTATGTGTGCCACAAATAAATGGATTTGATTTTTTTCCATAGACAAACCATTTAGGATATGTACTTGATAATATTGCTCTGCCTACTGCACCAACCACTTTATTTTGTTCTTTAATTACAAACACAGCCCTGTCTTGTTTTGGGTCATACATAATTTTAGCAAGACCTTTTTTCATAGCTGTATAACAATTATTTTGTTTAATATATTCTAGGCAACGAGCATTAGAATGCACTGATGTAAAGTGGTGGGGTAATTTAAAGTCACACTCTATTTTGAGCGATAGTTCCACTGCGTCATCTGACGCACTTAAGTAATTTTTTAATTCTTCTGGCGACATATCACGAGAAATCATTCCTTTTGCATTACATAATGCATAAAAACAATTCCACATAATTTTGCCATCAATATTTTTTAATGTGAATGTTTTGTTGTGTGAACAAAATGGGCAATCAATTCTTACATCTGTATCTGGTTGCACCGACATTCCATTTATTACTTTTACTTGATAATTATAATCCATATTTCCCTCAATCTGCTATACACCCCACCCTTCGTGTATAACGTTACTGCCATCTTCCTAATAGAACACTTCCTTTACTACCAGTAATATTCCACAATGCATTAGTCAGCCCCAAGCAGAGTATATAGCATGAATTTACTTTTTTGTCAAGACCAAAAAAAACCCCCTACTATTTCTAGTAGAGGGTTAGTTTAATACTGACCTCGATTTTAAAGTGTCTATCGGAACACTAGTCGGTGGCGGTTTTATCCACTTTCACAGTATCAAATATCATAATCGAAAAAATGAATTAAAACGATTATGAATTATGTATAGCCTCCTGCCATTCTGGATGCTGTATCATAAACACAACATGATTACGATACTTATCCTTGAGAGAGGCAGTAAGTCTTTTAGTCCTATCCTGCGTCAAGCCATGAGTAGAAATCCATGTACCCATTTGATACAATGAGAATAGATTTGCACCTGTGACATTGACTTCATTTTGATATATCTCAAACAATTCTTCAACTTTGTTATTGATAGCGTCTACTGTTTTAGACATTTTCTCAGCCATAGTTTTACGAATTATTCTCTTAGCGACAAAGTCACTAATCTCTTTATTTGCCCACATATTATACTCTTCAGCAATACTAGGCAATGCCTTAATAGATTTGTAAATAGTATCTTGTAGCTTGATAATATCTAGGCCTGTTGTGTGCTTATGCACATAAGACATAAATATTTTACCACTTACTTGACCATTCAAACATAAGAAGTCATAGAAGCCACAGTCATACATTAATCGCTGTGTTCTGTCATATGAACTTCTCATATCAACACGAGCATTTTGTGTACGAACTGTGCCATTACTTGTTTTAATATCCACACGATATTCTGGAAAGGCGAATGAAGTCCAGAAAGATGCACCTGTTTTATCATACAAGTTATTTGTAATCTTTACATTACTTGTATCTATTTGAGCATCATCTAAAGACTTAACAACAGTACCTAAGAATGTACTATTAGGTACAAGCTGATATGTTATCTCATCTTTCGCCACTCCATCTAGAGTAGTTTGACCAGAATACTTTCTTTTGGATTTACCTGCAGTATGTATATCTAGTCTAGTCCAAGGGCTTGTATCAGTACGATATAAAGCCTTTGCTTGTTCCACAGGTATCTGCTCTAACACTTCATGCCCTATGTGAGAAGTTAATGGAACGTAGTCAGTGGGAAATGACATATCATCAACGAATGCCATAATCCTTTCATTATTACTTGCTTTCATTTTTTTTCTCCTTTTTCTAAAAGTAAGTTAGTGGGGGCAATGGACAATGCCCTGTCCTTATTCGGCTCTAGATACAGCCCCCTATATTCCCCTTTTGCATTGTCTACATAACCGACCTTATCCACCTCGACAATAAATATTATAATGATTGAGATTACAATAATGCAGGGTAAGAATCACTCCTACAGAGTAGTTATTAAATAACACTTTTACCCTCTCCCATTACCTAGCTTTGATAATGGGAAACTCTAAGAATACAGGGAGTAATCGACTTTGATACTGCGAAGAGTCTAAGAATACGACTTACGGCGAAACCTCTCCCTGTATTATTACATTATACCATATTGGTATATTGTGTCAAGTCAACTAGACTTGATTGAACGATGCAATGGTTTAAGTTCCATTGTTCTATTAATGTCACCATTAACCTTTACATCTACAAGATACTTTACTTTACCTACTTCTAAATATTGTATTGTGTTGTAAGTAATTCTCCTGTAATCTTTTTTATCTAAGTCAAAGACAATGCAGTATGTATCAAACACCCATTCTGCTATTTGTCTTTTTGGCTTACCTTTAGATACTTTCTTTTTTACTCCCTCTGCAGTAGTCCATCTTTTTCTTTTCTTTAAATCAAATGAACCAGTCCTAAAGTCGCCATTATTTTTAGTCCAAGCACAAATAAACTTTTCTCTTCCAATCATTCCAATAAAAAAATCTGGAAGTGAATTTGTTTTTACTACTTGGTTTTCGGTCTTTACTAATGCTATACTCATTTTATTCCTTTCGTTAATGTTTATGATAACTTACATTAGCGACACGCTTATCCCAACAGGCTCTGCAATCCATACATTTGTTTTGCTGAAACCTAGAAGGACAATCATGTCCAATCGGTTTACCTTTGTAATGCACAGTTGAAGTCCACCGAAAAGACTTCAAAGGTTCTCCATCAATCATGGGTGCGGATACTCTGACCACTAGATTGTCTGGAAACTTTTTATATATTTTTAGATAATCTGATACTATTTTAACTTCTCTTGTTGGTAGCCAATGCCTAATCTTAGGTGTATTTTTACATATCATTGCAATCTTTTCTAGCATAGCTAGGTCATACAAGTCACCAGAATCAAACCACCTAAAATGTGACTTGCATCTTTTACTAATCATAAATGACATTGCCTCAACAAACTGTGGTTTGTTAAAAGCATGAAACCTTTTTAATAATCCTGTTTGTACATCTGGATATAAGTAATTACCCTTGAAGGCATAACACCCATAACAGGTTGAACCTTTTACTAATCGTAACTTAGCCCCAGTCTTACACATACTTGCAGGTGTATTGTAAGTGGGGCATGGCATTTTACCTGCCTTGCCTAACTCTCCTGTAATTTTTGTCGCCTGTTTTACTTGGGTTATCTGAGGAACGCCGATAACAACATTGATAGCACTATGAACCATAATATAATCTCCATTAAATAATCTTGCATTTTGTATAATTTTCTTCTTGACATTTTCTTTTAAGTATGCTATATGGGGCTACCTGCCCCCGAGGGTTATTATATATTATTCATCAACATAATAACTATAATTAGGTTTGCTATTATGTTTTGCTATTAAGTCTTTTAATTGTTGTTCCCTCTCACGAGAATCTCTAGCAAGACTAGACATAAGATGTTCATCTACTTTTAGTAATCCTATAAGCTTTCTTCTCTGTTGTCGTAATTTTATATTAGATTGTTTCTCAATAAGATAATCTCTCTTGTATCTGTTCTTCCATCTCATTTGATTTTCATGTGATTTTTTTAGTTTCTCAATCTCTAGTTTTAGATTATATACTATATTGGTTGGTGTTTCTGTGTCTGCCATAATATACCTTTCATTTATTGTTATACAATTATACCATTAATTCGTTTTCTGTCAACAGTACCCATAGTAATTTCTACATTTTGAAGAACAAAATAAATCAAACTTACTATACTTTGTGAACTTCTTTTTACATATATTACAATTACCCTCACCATGTTTAGGAAAGTAAGTTTGCATTTTGTGAGTAGCACCTAATGGTGAACCCATGTTATCATTCTTTTTATATCTTACACTATTTACTTTGTGTCCTTGTTTTATTTTTATTCTATGCATTTTACCAAGCACAGCACTTTTAGATATATTTAATTTTTTTCCAATCATACCATATGACATTTTATTAACTCGTAAGTCTTTGATTTTATTGACTAATTCATCAGTCCATTCTACTCGTTGCATTATATACTCCATTCCTCTAGTTTTTGTCTAGCTAATTTATCTGCTTCTTTTTCAGAGTAACCTAACTCTAAATATTCTTCGTAATATTTTTCTAATAACATTTCGTTATGTGCACAACTCATTTTATTATCCTTTCCACTAAAACATTTTTATTAAAATTATTTTTTCGTGGTCGTGACTCCATGTGATACACACGAACTTCTGCTTTTGTTTCAATCCAAACTTTTGCACCACA